CCACAACCCTAGCAAGCGATTACCTTACGTTGTGTGAGATATCGCACAGACAGGGACGTGGGGCTGTGGTATCGGGCCGCAACCCCACACATCCGCCTACCTTTTATTCCCCACGACCCCACCTGCTCGCAACGTTTCGTCTACAAGACAAAACGATGCAGGCACGCTGTAAATCCCGAAAATTTAGGCGCGTGGGGTTGTGGGGGCGGGGCTTGCACGGGTGCAAGAATTAAAAGCTAGAGGGCCAAAGCCCTAATGGGGCGCAATTTCGCCCGCTTGACAGATGGTGTAAGGCATCATTTACGTACGCTTGACAGATGTGATAACGGTTCATTTCCTTTGCCTAGCATACGAATCAAGATGTTAGGTTTTCTCGCCAGAAAACTTGCCAAATGGTCCCCGGTCGGACTACCATCGCCGGAACTCCAAGCGAAGTCCAAATTTCTCCAGAATTTGGATTTGACAGGGACGATATGCTGTAGGCAGCGGGGTGGACTGGAGTTTGGTTCCAGCACGGCCTCATAAGCCGGTCACGCGGGTTCAAATCCCGCCCCCGCTACTGGCGCGATGGCCGAGTGGTAAGGCGGCCGGTTGCAACCCGGTCTTCGAGAGTTCAATCCTCTCTCGCGCCTTGCGGCCCTGGCCGAATAGGAAATAGCTCCTGGTTGTGGTCCAGGCAAATGCGGGTTCGATCCCCGCGGGTCGCCTGCTATGCTTCACTAATGCCTAGTAGCGACGCGCATGAACACGAATTTATCTGGGACGGAGGCGGAACCGCACTACTTAACTCCGAGCGCGGACCAACCCTAGGCTGGTATACATGCAAATGTGGCGCCCAGATTGGCGTTATCATTGATGTGCCAATATCTGGACCAGATGCGACTGCCTACGGTTACGTCATCGAAGGCAAACTACTCAAAAGTCCCTGTAAGTAATCACCAACGAAAGGGTCCGCGCGAGCGGCCAGGCTTGAACAGCGTCATGAAGCCCCAGAGAAGACCAAACGCAGCGACGATTTCCAGGGCCTCGCCCATCAGAGCATCTTCGTGATCTGGCGGCGCTCGTAGCGCAGTTCACCAATAACGTCGCGCATCGGAAGATCAAACTCCAGCGGCAAATCATGCCAGGCGACCATGCCGATGTAGGACCGCAGCGGAACAGCGGCATCAGCACAGCGCTGTCGATGCTGGGTCAACCGCTCGGTGCGTTGAGGCGTCCGGCGGCGGCCATAGCGAGCACGGCACTCCGCAGACGCCTTAGCGACCATGCGGCCGATGTCAATGGCTTGCTGAAGCTGTTTATCGGTAGGACGATCTTGCATTTCACAACCATAGTAGCATAGCTTCGCGTCAATTACGGCCACGACCTCTAACGTTTCAATATCAAATTTGAGACAAAACATTCACAAAAAACGACGCAAAATAGCCTACAAAGCCAAATCTAGAGGGCCAAAGGCCAAATTCGCTTCAGAATTACCCTATCACACGCAACCGCTCTAGAAAGCCAAATCTGAGAGAAAAATCCGAATGTGCTACGCTCAGGGCCTCGCGCAGCCCCGCGGGGCGGAGCAACGGCCCTGACGGCACACGCTCCTCGACCGCTACTTGAAACCACCCTGGACGACAAACACATACTCGCAGGCCCGTCAAGGCAACCCTACGACCCTACATCGCTGCTCCGAGGCCGCACTTTCGCGCGGTTTCGCTGCTAGACTGGCACCATGCCGTTCTGGGACTCCGTTCGCGATGCGCTTTCTCTTGAAGGGAAGGCCGTAAACGCGCGCTCTGTCATCCCTGGGTCGCGCACTGAAGCGCCGGAGGTCTACGGGACGCAGATGGGCCAGACTGGCTCGCGCTTCGCCGCGGCATCCGCGAAGCGGCAGCTCGAAGCCTACGGCTCGGGCACCGACAAGGCGATGGATTGGGTAGCCGACTGCATGGGCGTCATCGCCGAGACGGCCGCCCACGCCGCCTGGCACCTGGAGGACTACGAAGGCAACACAGCCCCACGCTCCCGCGCCGAAGCGGAGAAGGGCGCCCGCCTCGCAGACCCCTGGCTCGTGCAGCTCCTCGAAGAACCGAATGGCTACCAGTCCTGGGAAGAAGTCATCGAGCTGTTCGTCATCGACCGCTACATCACCGGCGACGGCTTCCTCCTCAAGCGCGGCGACGACGGCCAGGGACGCCCCCTTCAGCTTCTGCGGCTCCCGCCGCAGTACACCGAGGTCGTGCCGGGCAAGAAGGGCGAACTGATCGAGTGCTACGAATACAAGGCGCCCGGCCAGCCTCCTGTCAAACTTGCGCCCGAGAAAGTCATCCACTGGAAAGGCCCGAACCCCCACGACTCCTACCGCGGCGCCGGAGTCATCGCGATGGGTCCGCGGGTCTTCGACGGCGAGATTGCGCTCACCGAGACGAAGACGGCCTACTACGAAAACGGGGCGCGCCTGGAGGGCGTGCTGGAGGCCGAGCAGGCGATTTCCGAGTCCAACGCGGCGAAGCTGCGCCGCCAGTTCGCGGGCATCTACGCTGGCGCGCGCCAGGCATTCCAGGTCGCGGTATTGGGTAGGGGGCTTACCTACAAACCAATTCAGTCTAATGCCCAGAAAGCTGAGTTCGGCCTGATGTCGGACCAGTCGCGCGACCGTATTCTGGCGCTGTTCCGCGTTCCACGCGTGATGTTGGGCCTCGCCAGCGAGACTTCCTCGACCACCGCCCCCGGCGAAGAACGGCGGAACTTCGACAACAAGCGGATGCGGCCGATCCTCAACACCCTCCAGACACTGTTGACGAAAGAGCTGACTGCCGACTTCGGCCTCCAGCTCAAAATCGACTACGAATATCAGATGCCCATTGAGGATCAGTTCAAGCTCGGGGCCGAATTTGCGAAGATTCCGGGCGTCTTGGTCAAGGAGGTCCGTAAACAATTCAACCTTGACCCACTGCGCGATGTCATGGCTGGACCCAAGGCGGATGAAGCAGAGGAGATTGAAAATCTCGTCCTCAATATGCCAGGAGAAAACGATAACGCTTCTGGCGTCAAGGACCGGCCGCTCCCCGGCGAGCCGGGACGTACCCCAGACCCCGGCAATACCGCAACCTTCGATGAAGCCGCTCAGCGGCAAGGCGTCGCCGTTACATGACTGCGTCGATGACCATTATGCTGACGGAAGATGACGCGCAAACCAACGGCGACCTCCTGGCGCGCTGATGGACGAGTTGGAGGCGATGGAAGATGCGGTCTGCAATGAAGAGGAGTTCGATATGCTTGGTGATTACTAATGTCTACTGGTGACGATATTATTCCTGTCTCATGGCGTGAGTTTGAGGCCGCGCGTGAGGCGGAGCGTCGTAATGTAGCGGAGATTGCGAAGCGTCTTGATGAGCGTGTTAATGCGGCAGAGGATAAGGCAATGGCCGCTAATAACGCAACTGGCGAACTAGCGCAAAAGCATAATGACCTGATTCATTCTGGCGAAAAGAAGGAGAGTACGTATGCGACTAAGGACGAAGTTCAGCGGATGCGTGAAGATGTTTCTGTGATTCGTACCGCACAGGCAAAGATTGCTGGTGCATCTATTATTGGATCAGTTTTCCTCGCTGTTATCATTAACCTCGTAATTCGCTTGGCTAGTGGAAGCTGATATACTTAGGCTTGACTAATGGACGACGGAACCTACAGGATTCAAGGTATTAAACCAGCCAATACCGGTTATGGCGCGCTTGCCATTAATATTATCCCTGCGGCTGATGTGGCTGAGGCGGCCACTGCGAGTAAGCTAGAGGTCGGCGATTATATCGTTATTCACAAGGACAATGGTCCGCCAGAGGAGAACTAATGATCGAAATCCTTGACACTATTTTCGGTTTTACTACGCGCTTCCGGCCGCGCTCCGAGAGTGCTCCGGGGCCGCTTGAACATCTCGTTACTGCCTAATGGCGACCCGTGGGCGCGCCAAGCGGCGCCGGAAGTCCGGCTCGGGTAATGCTGTCGGGGTGCGTAAGCACTCGCGGTCCCCGCGCGGCCCGAATCGCGGTAAGTCGCGCGTCACGGTGGACTCGTACCGCCGCGGCAAGCCCAGCCGTAAGCGCTAAACTTCGTTTTCGGGCCGTAGCGTAATCTGGTAGCGCTCTCCGTTCGGGATTGAGCATCAACGCGCTTGAATCCCATGCTCCCAATTTATGCTATGCTTTATTTGTGAATGCGGCTGATTTTCATTGGTTGGTTGGACTCTTGGAGGGAGAGGGATCATTTATGGCTGGATCGCCATCTTCTCCGAATAATCCGATTGTTATCGTGTCCATGACTGACCTAGATGTAATTGAACGTGTCGCAGCGCTGTGGGACAGGAAAATTCAAGTGGGACGGCGGCAGATTGCGCACCATAAGCAGCCCTGGTATGTGCGTTTGCAAGGAAGCCCGGCAGCCAAAATGATGCATGAACTGCGCCCGTATATGAGCAAGCGGCGCCAAGCTCAAATTGATTCCGCGCTGAATGGATTTGTGGCGCGCCCTCGACAGCCTGCGCGCTGTGGGACTACTCATATGTATAAGAAAGGATGTCGGTGCGAAGCCTGCTGCCAAGCAAAGCGGCAGGAGTATATTCGTTTGAATATTGCAGCTTGATAAACCTTGACCAACTCGATAAGATGGTTGTGGGCTAGACAGGAAAAGACGAGTTGCGCCCACGACGTGGGCGCAGTCGTGACCTCGGTTCGAATCCGAGCTAGTCCACTCCGGGGTGATAAGGTAATTGGCAGCCAGCGAGGCCCTGAACCTCGAAGTGCAGGTTCGAACCCTGCCCCCGGATTTGACGCCTGCGATATGCTGGATATGCAATGAACTGAACAACTGATCGAACAGGAGGGGCATGGCGACGGCGGAGTGGAACGACGAGTGGAGTCACAAAGACTACGAGTGGCCGGTCGTACCGAATCCAGACGCTGGAGTCGTCGAGCAGCTTGGCAAGACCGTCGTCAACCGTGGCGGCCGCCTCCTGAAGGAAGCGCACGCAGATCGCAGCATCACGATGGACTTCCCCAACGGTGCCTCGCCGGGGACGCGCATCCGCAAGCAAGTCACGCGCGCCGAATGCCGCCGCCGCTCGCAAGTCATGACGCCGCTGTCGCCAGACGACGAACCGGCCGCCGACACGCCGCCGCGGGAGAACTCCGATCCGCTGAAAGTGTGTGTCGTCTGCGACGCCGTTCATCTGTGGCCTGACTTGGTTGCGGCATGACGCTCTACTTCCTCGGCGAGCCGGTACAGACCCACGGCGCTTGCGACGATGGTTGGGTCTGGGCGACATGGACAGACAAGAAGGGCAAGGAGCGTGGCGCCTGGCACTGGATGATGCAGCTTCATACGACCCCCTGGGGCGATTGACGCAAACGTAACGAGCTAAATCGTCTATACTCCTAGGCGTGAAGGACTCCGCCGCATTTACGTTCGACTTCGCGCTCGACGCCGAGTCTCGTGTTAAGCTGGACGGCAAGGCACTTCGCATCGAAGGCTACGCGGCCGGGTTCGACCGGGATCGCGAGGGGGAGGCGTTCATGCCGGGCGTCTTCGACAAGGGCCTCGAAAAGTATTTCGAACGCAACCCCGTGCTCTGTTACCACCACCACACAGATCAGCCCCTTGGCGTGGTCGAGGAGGCGAAACTGGACGGCAAGGGGCTGTTCGTGAAAGCTCGCCTCGACGATCCCGAGCCGGGTACGCCCCTGGCCGACGTGTGGAACAAGGTCAAGTCGGGCACCATCAAGGGCTTCTCGGTCGGCGGCATCTTCAAACGCATGATGACCCCGCAGGGTCCGCGCATCCACACGGCCGACGTGGCGGAGATTTCGGTGACGCCGGTACCGATGGAACCCGGCAGTCTGTTCGCCCTCGCGGGCAAGGCGTTCGGCAGCGATTCCGAGCTGGACGACGCAATTTCTGGCCTCAATGAGCTGTTTAACACTCTAGAGGGGCTAGCGGGCAAGGCCGTCAGTGCTGAAAAGCGCCGCAACGCGAAATACCACTTCCCCGGCACCGATAAGTACCCCATCGACAACCGTACTGACCTGGAGAACGCAATTAGCCGTTCGGGGTCGAGTACGGAGAGTAAATCGGAGGTACGTGCTTACCTTATCCGTGTGGCGAAGGAGCTTGGCTGCATGGAGTGTATCCCCGAAGACTGGCTTAAGTAAGCCATTTCCCAGCGCCCCGACCGGGGCGCTTTACACATGTGCTACTATGCGGCGCATGGACTTCCCCGAGCAGATCAGCGCCCTCATTGACCGCGCGAAAGAGATTTCCGACACGCTGGAGGGCAAGGGCCTCGACGCTGAGGCTCTTTCCGAGCTTTCCACTCAGTTTGAGTCGCTGCGCACTGACATGGACGAGCTGAAGACTCAGGTCGCCGAGGGCGCCGACAAGCTGGACGGCAAGGCCGTTACCGACATGCTGGAGAAGTTTGGCGAGCTGGAGCCGGAGCTGACCCGCCTGAGCGATGCACGCCAGGCCGAGGAAGCCGCTCTGGAGCGCAAGGCCATGATTGAGCGTCTCGACACGCTCGGCGAGGCCGTCGGCAAGGTCGCCGGGAAGGCGATGCCAGACTTCTTCGCTACGCAGGCCACGGGCGACCCCGAGGTCTACGGCCCGGAAGGCGATAACTCCTACTTCAACGACGTGCGGCGCGCTCGCTCCGGCGACGTGACTGCCGCGAAACGCATCGACGACTTCTTCGAGGGCAAGGCGATGGGCGAGGGGACCGATTCCGACGGTGGCTTCTTGGTCCCGCCGGAGGTCAGCAACGAACTGATCCCACTGCGCGACAGCGTCAGCGTCCTGCGCCAACTGTTTACTTCGCAGCCCGTGACGAGCGACACCCTTCGCTTCGTCGCTCAGGACTCCGGCCTCGCAGTCGCGTGGACCGCCGAGTTCGCGGAGAAGATTCAGTCCCAGCTCAGCTTCTCGGAGTTCGAGACGCACATCTACACGGCCGCCGGGCTGGCGACTGTGTCGAACCAGCTTCTGAAGGACGCGAAGTGGAGCGTTGACCAGCTCATTACGAAAGACATGGCTAAGCGCTTCGTCGCGCTGGAGGAGCAGGCGTTCATCGCTGGCTCTGGTGTCGGGCAGCCGCTCGGGATCATCAACACTCCAGGCGTCATCAGCATCCCTTACGCTGACGCTTCGCCGGATCAGCTTTCACTGATTGACAAGATCAGTGAAGCGATCACCGAGGTTCAGACTCAGTTCCTCGGGTTCCCCGACGCAATCGTCATGCATCCGCGGACTTGGGGCTACCTTGCTCGCGGCCGCAACAAAGACGACGCATACTTCCTCGGCGCAGGCGCGGCCGGTACGGTTCGCAAGCCCAACGAAGCCATCCCAGGCTACAACGGTGGGCCGCTCCCCCGCGGCGAACTGTTCGGACTGCCGGTGTACTGCTCCCCCAACGTCCCCACGAACCTGGGTGACGCGGAAAACGAGAGCGCCGTCATCGTCGGTGACTTCTCGCAGGGCCTCGTGCTCGACCGCGAAGGGATCGTGACGGACACCAGCTCCCACGTCTTCTTCACCAGCAACCAGACCGTGTTCCGTTCGGAGGAGCGCGTCGGATTCACCGCCGGTCGCTATCCAAACGCCTTCGCGGTTGTCCAGGGAGACGGCCTGGCGGCCCACTAAGGAGAACTTATGAGCGATACCCCAACAACCATCCTCGACGAACCGATTACCGACATCAGTGCGGTGCAGGGTTCCGTTTCGGTCACGGTTAAAGCCAAAAAAGGCTCCCTCGTCTACAGCGTCGAGGGTGACGAGACGGCCGCCGTGAAATCGAACGCTTCTGCCGCGGAAGTTCTGACCGCGCTGGAGAACCTTGGCGCCGTTGACTCGGGTGACTTCGTAGTCACCGGGGGTCCGGGCGATGAACTCGGCACTAAACCGTACTTCATCACCGCGACTGCTGACGGCCAGTACGCTGGCGCCAACTTCCCGTCGATCACCGTTGACGACGCTGGACTCGAAGAAGGGGAAGAAAAAGCCAAAGTGGCGGTAGTCACTGAAGGCTCTGACGAGAACCCCGACGCAGTCCAGCGCGGGACCGGCTTCGCCGACCGTACCGAAGACACTTCACCCCTCGTCACCGGCGAATCGCCTGCCGAGCGGCGCGCAGGCCACGGGTCCGAATTCGGCGACGCCTAATCCTTCCCCTGTCCACCCCCTACCCACCGGCCGCCTTCGTGCGGCCGGTCTTCGTTAAGGCGAACTGCTAGACTACAGCGATGGCCGGGAATATTGCTGACTACGGAGAGAGCCTAGCTCTCGACTACCTTCTCGGAGGGTTCAAAGCGGTCTACCTGGCGCTGTACACGGCTGCGCCGAGCGATGCCGGAGGCGGCACTGAGGTCACGACTGCCGGGGGCACGCTGTATAAACGCCTCGCGCTCGCTGAAAAGCTGTCGGCCGCGGCCGAAGGCGCGAAGAAAAACAAAGTCGATCTGGTCTTCCCTGTCGCGGGAGCCAATTGGGGAGAAATTACCCACTTCGCCGTGCTCGACGCTGAATCTGGCGCCGCCAACTACCATTGGTGGGGTCCGCTCGAAACCGCGAAGAAAATCGAAACCTCCGACCAGTATTTCATTGAAACGAATAAACTAGTCTTCAGTCTGGACTAAGTCATGTCTGCCCGCTTTTGGGTTGTTAACTAAATGCTCTTTCCGCTCTGGGCCTCCCCCACGAACTCTCCGTCGAAAACGGCCGAACGCTTCCTTTCACCAGAAGGGGTGATGGGCTGGAGTGCGTCGAATATAACTGGGCGGTTCCCTGTTCCACCCGGCGGCGGCACCTTGCGTCAGCTCATTGTGGCTTTTGCTAATGCGCCTGGCTCTGGTAAGTCGTGGACGCTCTCCTATGTCGTTAATGGCGTTGAGGACGCATCGACGCGGGTCAAAATAGAAGGCACAGCTAAAAAAGGCGAATGGAAAGGTGAACTCAAACTTAAAGAAAAAGATACTTTCCAGATTCTCCTTGTTCCTTCAGGTGAACCTGAAGTCCCAGGAGTAGGCGAAGAAGGTGCCGCCATTTATACCTGGGTTGAAACGGTGGGGAATACTTTCTGGATTGCTGGCGGCGGCAGTGGTAATTCCCTGACTGGAGAACCCTCTTACAACCCGCCCTATGGAATCAACAGTGCTGGGTGGCAGGCGACTGAGGGCTTGAACCGGATTATCGTGCCCGGCAAATTCAAACTCAAGGGAGTTGCCTTTGATCTTAGCGGCACGCCTGGCTCTGGGAAGAGCTATACGCTATATGCTCGCGTCAATCGCTCTGAAGATACAATGGCAGTCAAAATCGAAGGCACTGTTGATACGTTCAAAGTGGCCGAAGGATCTGCGCAACTCAAAGCTGGGGAAACTTTGGAGGTCAAGCTAGTCCCGTCAGGCACTCCTACAGCTCGTTCGGTGCGGTACTGCTATGTGGTCGAATCTGAAGTGAAAGGTGAAATGTTCGCTGGTGGAACCGTCGAAGTTGCCGAGTCGAGCAACACTGTCGTCAGGTACGGCTGGCCCGACACTTGGAAGGCCACTTGGGGGACGACTGGTGCGCATCTGCCGCGCCCCATAGGGTTGAAATTCGAACGGCTGTACGTCGAGGCAGGGACGGCACCGGGGGCCGGGAAGGCGCGCGTCTATGAGCACCTGAAGCTGCCTTTCGTGGCCTCGGGGCTGAAAGTCAAAATCGAAGGCGCCGCGACAAGCGGCAATGATACCACGCACTCCTTCACCACTGACGGTGAACGGATGACGATGAGTTCGACTCCGTCCGGCACCCCTGTTGAAAACACAGGCGGCGCCCATTGGGGCTTCGTCGTCATTGTTCCTCAGATAGTATATGGAGCAGCGAATACGTCTGGAACATCAACTGCGCAGCTCGATGGTCGCCGCCGCCGCCTGTCTGGCGCCAACCCGACTGGAAATAGCTTTGCGTCTGACGCTGGAGTGCGGCGTCGGTTTAGCGCCGGGAGCACGTCAGGCTTGTCAAGCGTTGTGTCAGTGGGAACTCGTCGTCGTCGTGGCTCGGCCTCGGTATCCGGCGGTAGCTTCGCTTCCGATGCCGGAGTTCGGCGGCGCTTTGGCGGTGGAGCGCTCTCTGGGACGAGCGATACTGAGGCGATGCCTGCTCGGCGGCGCTACGGAGGCGCTGAAGCGTCTGGGAGCAGTTTCATGTCGGATGTTGGCGTACGGCGGCGCTTTGGCGCAGGGTCGGTCTCAGCAACGTCAGGCGCTAAAGCTACTGGTGCGCGTCGCAGCTTCGGGGCGGCTGTTGTGAGTGGTCTGGGAACCGCTGTAATGCGGCTTAAACGGCTATTTACTACGGTTCCTGGCAAAGCAAGGCTGTCTGATGCGTCTATTGCAGATGCTGCCCTGGGAGATAGTAGCGTTGGATCAGCCCGGCTTGAAGATCATCCTGTACTATCGGAGGAGGAATGAGCTACGACCGCGGAGATACAGCTAGGATTTCGGCCTCGATTTTCGATATAAAAGATGCTCCCGCGGACCCCGAATTGCTTGTATTTCGGCTGCTTAAACCTAGTGGAGAAGAGATATCCTATGAATATGGTGTCGGTGGGAATATCACGCGTCCTGGTAAAGGCGAATACTATATTGACGTTGAACTAGACGAAGTCGGCGACTGGCCATATCGCTGGGAGGGGTCAGGCGGAGTTGGCTTTGCTGAAGAGGGCGTCCTCACCGTTCACCGCAGCGCATTTGAACTAGCCGCTAGCGGCATTCTGTCGCTGGACGAGTACAAGCTCCGGCGTCAGCTCACGGAGGCTTCCTCAGAACGCGACGAAGCTATCGAAGCCGCGCTCGCGTCGGCCGAAGACGCCATTCTCCAATACACCGGCCGCGACTTCACGATGGCGCAGACTGAAGAACTCCGCGAATTTCCGTGGGAAATGCACGCGACGATTCTGGAGACTGATGACTTCGTTGGTAAACCGTCAAAAATCAGCTTCGAGGTTCCGGGAGTCGGAAGCGGCACGACGTTCCCGACGAGCGCATACTGGCTCGGGCCGCGCGAGGGACAGACGTACTACTACATCGACTTCACGCCCGCACGTAATCTGTCATCCGCCAGCATCGGCGCGATGGGCTTCACACGCAATCTGGACACTTACTTCGGGCGCGGAGGAGGCATTGACACCGTCACCGCGAAGGTCACGGCCAAATTTGGATGGCCAGGCGCTGCCCCGGCGAGCATCAAGCAGGCCGTCACTTGGCTGGTGGACGAGTTCTACAAGAAAGATGGCACGCAGGGCGAATTGCAGGCGGAAGCCATCGCCAACCTCAGCTACGTGTACCAGCGCGCCCGCGAAGAACAGCACGAACTCCCGGCGCGCGTGATGGCGCTCCTCGACCCATACCGGCGCATTACGCTCTGAGCATGGCAGGCGTCGGCATTTCAACGCGCGTCCAGTGGCGCGACGAGTTCGGCCGCTTCGCGCAGACACTTAACGTCGGCGCTCGGCGCTCACAGCAGCAGGCGAGTGAGGTAGGCGCCACCCTGGCCGCCGCATTGGCGCCAAAGCGCTCCGGCTTCCTCGCCTCGACGATTCGCGCGACCGGCGCAGGTTTCGTTGCTAGCGCGGGATACGCGGCCGCCCAGGAGGAGGGCGCGGTGCCGCACTGGATCGGCTGGGAGGCGGAGGTTCTGATGGGGGACGAATTTGGCCCGGCGCGTGGCCCGGTGCTCCACCCCGGCAACCCGGCAACCCACTTCATGCGTGACGCCCTGCGGCTCGTCAACGCCCGCATCATGGACATCATCCGTAGTAACATGCCCTGATGGCTGTTTGTCCACATACGCGCCTATCGATTCCAGAGTGCTCATGTACGGCATGTATTCGGCGGATTTTGGCGGCGCAATGCCTTAAGATGTCTTAATGGCTACTACCGCCCCCGAGACACGCCTTCGTGAGCGCCTCATTGAAGCGCTGACTGCGGAGTTCAAACCCGAGGGCATCCGGTTCCTTAATGATAAGCTTCATGACTCCAAGGGCCGCGAAGGCGCTATTGGCGCCGTATATCCTGGTCCGACGCAGGCGGCCGCTGGGAATGAGCTAGTGATTGAACCAACGGCGTTCATTCAGCTTTTTGGCAAGTGGACCGCAGAGGTCGATCCCGACAAGACGATTGATCCGACGCCTGTAGAGGAATGGGCGGAGCGGATTCGTCGGGCCTGCCACAGCGACGGCTTCGAGGGCACCATTGACGCTGACGAACATCTTTGGTTTTATAGTGTTAGTCGGGTTGATTACCCACAAGACCCTGGCGGTAATATCACGCGTCTTCTTGTCACGGTTATTGGTAAGGCCCAAAATGCAGCGCTTTCAGGGGCATCCGGGTAACAAAGGTGCAAGCGCTCGATCTGCTACACTGTGGCGTATGCCAGTGACTGACACGCCTAGCGACGCACAGCATGAAGCCGAGGTCGCGCGCCAGGAAGACATCGCCGCCGAAATCGTGCCCAACGAAGTTGAAGCAGCCGTCGAGGCAGATTCGTCCTTGGTCACGCTGCGGTCCAAGGACGTTGAGCAGTATCCGCTGACCCTGTCGGTTGTGGGTGCGCTGGACTTGGTATTCGAGGACGAGAGTGCGACGGTTGAGGTTCCCTCCGATGTTGCCGAGCAGGTCACCTACCTTCAGAACGTTGAGGTTGTCGCGTAATGGCTGGTATCCGCGGAAACCAGGCATTCTGGGTCGCTGGTGCCCAGGAAGAAAAGGCCAAAGCGGCGAAAAAATGGCAGGACAAGTATCTATTCACGGACGGGAACGTTTCCCCGAGTCGTCAGACCGACCAGCTTTCTGAGACAGACTCCAATCGCAACGCGGGCGACTTCTTCGTCACGCAGACTGGCTCCGAGGGCGCCCCGGCCGCATATGTACGTGCTGGATCCATCCACCATCTTCTGCACTATGCTCTAGGCGCAAAAACTGATGAAGGCGCGGCCGGAGAATATAAACACAAACTGGCATCTGCAGCGGCACTGCCGTACGTCACCCTTGGTAAGGGTCAGGGCGGCGTGCTTTGGGAGACGTTCAATGACTGCAAGCTCGATGAGTTGACACTCGCCTGGAGCACTGGACAGCCGGGCACTGTAGCCGCTAGCTTCATGGGGCGCTCTGCTGTCCGCGGGACTGAAGAATTCAAAGGCGAACTTGCGCCCCCGACTACAGATTCTGATGCCCCTCTAAACTTCAACGGCGCGACTGTCAAAATTGGTGGTGCCGAAACCCGCCTCGTCTCTAGCTTTGAACTCACGATCAGTAATAACCTGACCGTGCAGCAAACAGATGATTCTGTGCCTTTCGACATCGTTGAGGGTCCGCTAGCCGTTACTCTCGGCTTCGACTTCATTGTTGAAGACCTGAAAGAGTATAACAAGTTCCACTACGGCGGAGAATCCGGCACTGCGCAGAGCGCTTCGATCTTCACGACTGAAAACCTGACGTTTGAATTTGCCGGGAAAGACGCCAAAAACTTCTTGAAATTGGTAGTGCCGAAAACCGCCTACACTGAGTTCCCCGTGGAGCCAGATGCTGGTGGCGCTCCTGTCACGGCCGCCGTTAAGGGCGCCGCGCAGCGCCACTCTGAAGGCTTCCTTCAGGCAACTGTTGGCAACATCGTAGAAAAATAAGCAGTCACTCCATTAGTGGTCTAGACTAGCTGCTTTGTATCCCGCCCCAAGAGAGGATAGGGCGGGGCTTGACTGCTATGCTATAGAGCATGGAGACGGTCGATGTAGACGCACTCACTGCACTGGCAACCTCGCTGGCTTCCGAGGCCAAGAGTCATGCTCGTGCAGCGCGGCGGCTGAACCAGCAGGCGGCGGCTCTCCGTGACCATATCGTTCAACTACAGTCCAAGGAGGACAAAAGTGAGTGAGACATCTACCACCAGTAAGGCCGAGTGGGCGGCGGCGGGAGTCCATACCGTCACCCTACCCTCCGGCAGCCGCGTCAAAATCCGCATCCCGAACCTTGCGCAGATGGCGCAGGCTGGCGAACTCGACAATGAGCTGCTCCAGTACGCCATCCCCGACCGCGCGGTCGAGGAGACGGAAAAAGAGCTTTCCCCAGAGGAGAAGAAAGCGAACCTGACGAAGCTGGCGAATTTCCACGCCTGGCTCGTGAGCCACACGCTCGTCGATCCGGCGTTGACGCCGGAGGAGGTTCCCAGCGTCGTGCCGACCCCGGACCTCGAAGTCATAGTCGAACTGGCGTCCCGGCGCCGCGACATGGACGTTGTCGGGCACCACATTGGCGGCCTGGAGGTTTCCGCCGATTTCCGTCGCTTTCGTGGAATCGCCGATGGCGAGTCGGATTTTCTGGACGCATAAGGAAGCAGGAATGCCGCTCCCGCAATTCAGCGAGGATGATGTAGTGAACTTTATGGTTCACGAGGCGCTAGTGGCGCGGGCGGCGCACGAACGGACTCAGGCGAACAAAGATCGCGAGCGCCAAGATTGGATGGCGGGCCATAAGGATTGGGCCAAGGAAGCTGGTCTAACTGAGGGCAGCGGTCGCTAATGGCCTACGCCGACCTTGATAAGAAGCGTGAGTATCAGCGTGCCTGGCTACGTAATAAGCGCGCACGGCAGCCAGGCACGCTGCGCAAATATCGTCGGGACTACTACGCGGCTAACCGTGGGCGTATTCGGGCGCAGGAAAAGCAGCGGTATGTTGATGCGCCAGATCGGCCGCGCAGTACGGCGCGCAGTGGGGCGTCTTTGCGTCGCGCCCTAAAGGCCAGCGCCCCACAGGGCGATCCCACCGAAGCGGCCGCCTATGAACAAATCCTTCGGCAGGGCATCTGTGAACTCTGCGGCGCTAAAGGGCCGATTCATATCGACCACATTGAGGCCCTATCAACTGGCGGCGAACATGGCTGGGAGAACTTCGCGGGGCTGTGTCAAAGCTGTAATAGCAGTAAGGGAACTAAGCCGCTATTGACGCATTTGATTGAGGGAACAGTCTAATGCCCCCCGGAGGCGACAAGGTTGGTGAAGCGCGTGTAGACATTCATGTCAACGCCGGTCCCGGCGAAGCTGAGCTGGCCGCGCTCAAGTCGAAAGTTGACCGCGACTTCGCCGAGCTGAGTCGCAAGAAAGCGGAGGCCGAGCTTACACTCAAAGCCGCCGAGTTCGACAAGAAGATCGACGAGGCGAAGGGCAAACTCGACTACTTCAAGTCGCGTCGGGCGACGGCGACTCTCGACCTCGCGAAGAAGCACTTTGACGAGCAAGTAGCGGCCGCCGAGGCGGAGCTTAAAGCGCTCAGTAAACAGCGCACGTCGATTTCCATCGACAGCAAACAGCTTCGCGCTGCGAACAAGGAACAGCGTCTCCTCTCGGAGGCTCGCCGCCTCGACGAACGGGTTGCGCTACAGCAGGCGAAAGCCGAGCGGATGGTTTCGCGCGAGCGGCAGCGCGCCACCGATGACGCTATCAAGTCGCGCGCCGAGATTGCCCGCCTCTCTGAATCATACGAGAAGCTGATCGGCAAGCAGCGCGGGCTGGAAAAATCGAGTCGCCGCGTATTCTCCGGTCGCTCTCTCGCCGTCGCGGAGCAGGAGGCCCGCAAACTGGAGCGCGTCGCCTCCGAGGCTGACCACGTCAAGCACCGCATTGAGCAGCTTGGCGGCTCCGTCGATCACCTGGACCCACAGATTTCACGCAACTCGTCGCTGCTCGACCGCTGGCTCTCGAAGCTCGGCGACACTACTGTCCGCCTCGGGCCAATCACGACTTCTATCAAGGGCCTCGGCGTCGGCCTGGGCCTCCTCGGGCCGCTGCTGTTCGAGCTGGGCGGCGGCGTCGTCTCGCTGGCCGGGACGCTCGGCGAGGGCCTGGCTGGCGGCGCTGTCGTCGCCACGGGCGCCCTGGGCGGCCTCGCGACCTCAGCGGCCGGGGTCGGCTTCGTCATCGCGCCGATGGTCCACGAATTCAAGGAAGTCCACGCGGCCGCCGAAGCGCTCACCAAAGCCGAGCTGAAATACGGCAAGGGTAGTGAACAGGTCAAAACGGCGCAGGAACGGTTGAACAACGAGCTTCATGGCGTCAGCCCTATCGCGAAGGAAGCCTTCGAAGACTACGGAAATCTAACGAACCGTTGGAAAGCGTTGACGAAGGCTGCGCGCCCGGCTGTCTTCAACGCATTCGGCGAAAGCCTCAAGACGGTGCAGTCGCTTCTCCCTGAGTTTGCTCGTGAAAGCACGGCGACGACGAAGGTCGCCGGGAAAGCTTGGGACTCGTGGATGAAGTCACTGCGCTCCAGTGAAGCGAAAAAGCTACTCGGCAACATCATGAGCGACTTCCGGGCGTCTATCCCTGGCCTCGCCAGCGGCCTTGGCTCGCTGGTGGCGATAATCGGCCGTCTCGGCGCCGCGGGCGCGCACTTCCTGCCTGGCCTGAGCAACGGCTTCGCTGAGTGGGCGAACAACCTAGAGAAGGCAGTAGGCGGCGGCGCGGCCCTTCAGTCCGACGTAGGCCGCCTCGTCAGCCAGATGCAGGACTTGGGACACCTGACGCAGGACACCGGCAGCCTTATCGTTCACATTTTCGACGCGGGCGCGAACTCCGGCCAGGGCATGGTCAAGTCGCTCGACAACGTCATCAAGCGCTGGGACAAGTGGACGCAGAGTGCGAGCGGCAAAGCTGGCCTCGCCGAATTCTTCGGCGACTCGAAGGAAGCCACCGAAGACTTCATGTCGTCGCTGGCGCACCTGACGAAGCTGCTGTTTGAGTTCTCGCGCGCTACGGCGCCGCTCGCCAATGGCCTGCTGAAGGTCGTGACCTTCATCGGTGACATTATCTCGGCCGCCGACGGCCTGGTCGGCGTCAAGCAGATTTTCCAGGGCATCGGGATCGTTCTTGCAGGTCTATTCGTTGCTTCCAAGGTGCTGACCTACGCCGATTCGATCAAGACTGTTAGCACACGCCTCGCCGGATACGTCGGCATTGAGACAACGGCCGTCGCGGCGACTGAGGCTGAGGCTGTAGCTTCCGCTGAGGCGGCCGCTGCAATGGAGGCTGAGGCTGGCGCCGCCGCCACGGCGGCTGCCGCACTAGAGGCTGAGGCGGTCGCCGCCGCCGAGGCCACTGTTGCGACTGAGGCTACAGCAGTAGCCGCTTTGAGCGCAGATGCGGGGCTGGGCGCAGGCGCCGCGGCCGCTACTCGCGCAGCACTTGGATTCGGCGAGGCTGAGGCGGGTGCTGGCCTCCTGGCGGCCGCCCTAGCGCCAGAGGTACTGATCCCGGCGGCCGTTATCGCGGGCCTCGTCACCCTTGGGATCGTCCTCGGCGACACTGGACAGTCGATTCAGGACGTTGAAGCGGACTTCCGCAAGGCCGGACACGAAATCGACAACTCGCTGACTGGCGCCTCGAAGGCCATCGACAAATACGCGGCCGCTCAGCAACACAACGCCAGCGCTTCGAAGAACGCCTCCGAGGCACGCGCTCACCTTGTCAAGCTCCAGAAGGAAGGTGCGCCCGCCGACAAGGTGACGAAGGCGGTCGAAGCGCTAACGCACGCTGAACGGCAGCAGGCGCGCGCCGCCCACCAGACCGGCGCCGTCAACCGCGAACAGATCGACAGTCAGAAAGCCCTCCTGACGGGCGCCCGCAATCGCGTCAAGACGGCGCGCGAGGAGATTAAGACGTACAAGGAACGCATCCGGGCAGAAGAACGGATGTCCGGCCCCGGCGGCGGTACCTGGGAAGCCAAAGAACGGAACAAGCTAGCCAAATCTGAACGCGACCTGGCGCAGGCGATGCTTGACGTGTCGCGCGCTCAGCGCCAGGAGGCGGCCACGGCCGTTCCCTACGCGCGTTCGATCAAGGACTTGAAGCCAATCTCCGCGGCGACGGAGCGCGGCCTGCACAAGCTGGCTGAAACCATCGGCGCCACGGCGACAAAGAAAATCGGTAGCTTCGTTAACCCGAAGGATGTGGCGAAGGTCACGGAGCTGGGCAACAAGCTGACGAACCTTGGCCGCGGCGGTCAGGTGAAGAATATCGCCGTGAAGTCGCAGGGTGCCGACCAGACCATCGCCAAGCTCCAGAAGCTCCAGGCGCAGACCAACAAGGTCGAAGCGACGCGCGCCAACATCAAGGTTGGCGCTAACGACCAGCAGGCGCAGGCCAAGCTCAAGCGCCTGGCCGCGCTCTCGCAGCGCGTCACGGGCACGAAGAACACGGTCAACATCCTCGCTCGCTCGGAGTCCGCCGAGGCGGCTATCCGGCGCCTGAAGGCGCATCTGCGCGACGTTGCCCACGATAAGTACCAGGCCGAAATCAAGGCGCTCGACAAGGCGACGACCCCGGCCGAACGCGCGCACCACAATATGCGCCGCGCCGTAGACGAGAAGTATTCTGCCCGCCTGGAGGCCATCGACAATGCCTCCGGCAAGGCGAAGAAGGCCGAAGGCGCAGGCAAGAGCGCTGCGAAACAGCACTACAAGCTGAACATTACGGCGACTAACCAGCAGGCCCTCAACTCGATCCAGGCCGTCAACGCTGCTCTGTCTGGCCTCCACGACAAAACGGTCAACGTCAACGTCATCACGCATAAGAGCGGCGGCTACTCCGGTGGCACAGCCGACACGTTCTACTCGACCTTCGCCAGCGGCGGCCTCAACGACCGCGAGCTACAGCGCGCGAACGAAAAGGCGATCCGCAAACAGTCTGGCCCGAGTCAGCGGATTAACAAGCCAACGATGTTGGTTGGGGAGCAGGCGCCGCAGCATCACGAGTACGTCATTGCGACGAACCCTGCCTACCGTGGCGCCAACGAACGGTACCTGGATCAGGCGGCCAGCGACCTTGGCTACGAAGTCGTCCCGGCCTACAAAAAAGGCAAAGGGAAAGGTAAAAAAGGCTCCGGTTCCGGCAGCGGGGCGAAAGGCGGCCCTGGGCCGCACCCGCCGAAACTCTCGAAACGGGTTCACCACTACCTGAAAGCTACGCGGCTTAACTACGGCGATTGGCTGGAGCGGTACAACGCGACCGAAAAGAACGCGGAAAGCGAAGAAGGGCACTACTCTGCGGAGCTATCGCACGAGGAACGCGAGATTGCCGCGGGGCGGATGGAAAACTGGAACTACGGGCTGCTCCGTGGTTACAAGGAAAATATCCGCGAGGACGAGCGCAAACTGCTGAACCCCATCGTCCCTCACATCGAAAAGAAAATCCTGAATCAGCAGGGCAAGGCGGAAAAAGCGCTGAAAGGTACGCGCTCTCGGCTGAGTCAGGTGAGTGGAACGATTGGCAAGCTCGAAAACGAATACAGCAAGATGGAAAAAAGCAAATCCGAAAGCACCAAGGACTACAACACCAAGAAGCGGCAGAAGAAACATCAGATCGACGAATGGAAGAAGCAGCAGGCCGAACTTAAAAAGGCGCGCAAACACGAGGAAGACCTCATCAAAGAAGCGAAGCAGGAACTGGCGAAATTCCGCGGCGAGGTTCCGAGCATCAAAGACGCGCTGTCTGAAGCCGAAGACGACGTGCAATACATCACCGATGTCGAAACCGGCACCGTCGAAGCGCCGTACGAAACCGGCGGCGGTGCCGGGGGCAAAGAAGGCCCGAGCATCGGCGAGCAGACTGCGTCCTACAACGAAGCGCGTGAACAGCTCTACGAGCAGTTCGCCAGCAACATCACCGGCCAGACGACCCCCGCGGCCGCTCCTGGTGCCTCCTCGGCTGGCGGCGGCCCTGGTGGTCCGTCCACATTCGCCGTTGGCGCCCCCGGCGGGCAGCCGAACTACCTCCAGAAGGCCATCAGCGACGCCATCGGTCGCACAGGCGGCCACCCGAACTACATCCCCGGCGGGAGTAGCACGCGGCCGTCGCAGAAGCATGGCGGCGCGAGCGACGACTGGCACAGCGCGGCCGGAGGCACTAAGATTGAGGTCGTGAATCACTTTGCGGCGCCGCCGCCCGATCCGCACACCTGGACGAAGCAGCAGGAGTTCGAGCTGGGAGCGCTGTCGTGACCGTTCTCGGCGTTGAATACGGCTGCAAATACGTCCTGACCGGCCCAGACGGCACGCGCGCCGTCTTCAACGACTCCACGGACCCGGACTTCGTCGGCATTCTCGGACCTGAAACCTCCGGCCTGGACTCGGCTGACGTGCGGGAGGATGCGACTGAGGCCGTCGAAGAAGATGGTGGGCATCACGGCGACTTCTACGACGGACGGCGCCCGGTCGTGCTCGTTGGGACCATCATTGCTTCCAGCGCCACGAACCGCAACGAAAAGTCGCGCCGGATCAAGCTCGCGTCGCGGGCACTGCGGAAAGATGCGACCCTAAAATGGCAGCCTGCGGGCGGCCCGGAAGTCGAACTTTTGCTTCGTCGTCAGCAGCCAGTGCGCATCACGAAAGGCTACGTCAAGGACTTCCAGATTCCGATGGTAGCCGCGGACCCATCCCCCAAGGGGCTAACGACGCACGTCAGCGAAGTTGATACAGAACTTAGCGCGGAACTCACAGGTGAACCTAGCGGGGGAATCGTCGTCTACGGCGAATACCTGTACTGGACACGTTCTGGCGCGTCAGGTAAAATTTGCCGCGCGAAAATCGACGGCACGGGAGTCAACGAAGAATTCATCAGTGCTGGGCATACCAGCGTGTCGGATGTGACAACTGATGGCACGTATCTCTATTGGGTACTGTCTGCGACGAACAAGGTTGGCCGCGCAAAACTAGATGGCACGGAAGTTAACGCAGAATTTATCAAAGAAACAGGCACTGAACCAAAGAGTTTGACCACGGATGGAACCTATCTCTACTGGACGCTTGGAACGCCTGCCAAAATTGGCCGGGCGAAACTGAACGGCACGGAAGTCAACAAAGAATT